CGCACTCTACCACAACCGCACAGAAATGTCAAGACCCCCCAAGTATTTCCAAACCCCCACACATTTCCCAGAATACATAAGCAATTCAAATAAATACTCCCAACCTTATTGACAGTTTCCTCCCAGCATCTTATAGTATTCACATACACATCAGGAGAGCAATTATGTCAGTTGCGTATCACCAGGCACAGAAAGTTAAGTATCGTGTCACCTTAGATCTTGAGGTGTTTAGTGATTTCGATCCGCATCAAATGGACTGGGATAAAGTATTCAAGTTGGAACCTGCTGAGAAGTGTTCTGCATATGTTGAAGACCTTAGCACTCCTGATCGATGGTAATTGTGCAGGGGTTAGTATAAAGAACTAAGCACATTTTTTACAGAATGGAGTGATTAGTGTGCGGAAATAATATTGGCACACGATATAGGCACGGGGGTCAAAAGGGTCTATATTGGTTTCATCGGGGGGAGGAAACAAACCCCATACATTCTTCACTCTCATGACCATCACTGAACGCAATCAAAAACTCTATGAATTGCGTGAGAGTTTGCTTAAAGCACGAGCACAAGTTGCCTGGATTGAGCAAGAGATCTGGTTGACCAACGAAAAGTATAAGAATCAGGATCTCGATTTGTATCAAGAATTCTACGGCAACTGATTAAAACAAACTCACCGACACTAACCCAAACCCCCAGTTAATCATGACCACTGCTACCTACAACGGTTGGGCAAATTACGAGACCTGGAATGTTACTCTGTGGATTCAGAATGACGAGGGTTTGTATAACGAAGCAAAGCAGTGTGGAAACTATCAGGAACTCGTGAGTCTTCTGTATGATTGTGGTTCCAAAGAAACCCCTGATGGTGTTAAGTGGGACGATGCAAAGATCGACGGTCTGGCAGTCAACGAAATGATGCAAGATCTGTGACTTAAGTATCACTCACTCGTCCACCAGTTCACTACACTTTTCCCTGTTAATCATGACCGTCACCGTGTTCCCTTCCTCCCCCGAAATGCAGTCCACTTGGGATGATCTTATGGGGCAGATGTGTGCCTTCGTTGATGATACAAATGCCGACGTAGATAGTGCCTACGATTGGGTGTGTGAGATGCTCGACATTTCCTCCTTTGTTGATAACGAAGCAGCATGGAATTCGTTCTACGAAACGTGGGAATCTTGCGAGAATCGTAATGAACTTGCAACCTGGATTGTCCCCTGCTAAGTATCACAAACCGTAGGGGGGCAGTTCGTTATACTTAGTCCCCCTACCAGTTCGTGTTACTAACTACCGAACTTTTCCGTGGTCAGTAATGCAAACTCTTGTTTAATTCTTTACATCAGTAATTAAATGTGGTATGATATTAGTATAAATCAGTAATTACGAATAGTTTGTTATTCGTTATATGCAGTATTATTATTGCGGGGTTATTATAATAAATTTGGCGTTGCCCCCGTAAATAAAAATCGATAACTACCCTAACCTACAGAGGTGACAATTCGACCTTTAAATATCATCCTCATAAAAAATTTCCGGAGTATTAAAATGTTCACCAGATGGATTCATAAGAATGGAAAGTCCCGCCCAGATAAGAGATACAAGAGTGTAAAATCCCAAGCAAAAACAAATGGTGCGAAGAAAAGGAAGAAGAAGTAAGTCTCCCTATTGGAATTTCTGGAAAGTTGTCTTTGCGGGTTGGTTGATAAGATATCCTCGGCAGTGCTTTACGATCTTCGCAGGCACTATCGGGTTTTTATTTGTTTTGATATATAATGCAGTTAATTAATCCAAAATACACAAAAAAATTTTCCAAGAAATTTTTTCTATAAAAGGGTCTTGGAAAGTTTTTGAAATTTATGGAAGAACTTATGGAAAAGATATATCACATTTATGCAAAGGATAAGTGTTTATTTCATTCTATCAAAGAAGAGGAATTCCAAACAACTTGGAATACTTTGAAAAATATGGTAGGCATTATGAAGACTGATTATTCTGTAGATGATTTGTCTTATGAGGAGCTTATGGTGAACCGGAAAGTCTCTTTAGATAGCTCTTATTGACAATGCATATATAGACTGTTAAAATTTGAACTGAAAGTTTATTTCTCTTATGGCAAAAGGATTTACTGTTAAGGCTGCTGCACCTAAAGTTAAAGAAGCAGAGTGGAATTATGATTCAATTAAAGAAAGGATGCGAGGGAAGAGTATTGTATTCTGTCTTCCTGGACGTGGGTGTTCATTTATCTTTTTGAAAGCATTTGTTCAACTTTGTTTTGATCTTGTTCAAAATGGAATGAGTATTCAAATTTCTCAAGATTATAGTTCGATGGTGAACTTTGCACGTTGTAAGTGTCTTGGTGCAAATGTTCTTCGTGGACCAAAACAAATTCCTTGGGATGGTAAGTTGCAATATGATTATCAACTCTGGATTGATAGTGATATTGTATTTGATACAAATAAGTTCTGGCAACTTTGCGATCTTTCACTGAATGAAAATGGTGAAGAAAAGGAAGTCGTTGCTGGTTGGTATGCTACTGAAGATGGACACACAACATCTGTTGCCCATTGGTTGGAAGAAGATGACTTCCGTAAGAATGGTGGAGTTATGAATCATGAAACTGTTGAATCGATTAGTAAGCGTCGTAAACCATTCACTGTTGATTATACGGGATTTGGATGGGTCATGATTAAGAATGGTGTTTTTGAGAATCTTGAGTACCCTTGGTTTGCTCCTAAGATGCAAGTCTTTGAATCTGGTGCAGTTCAAGATATGTGTGGTGAAGATGTATCATTCTGTCTTGATGCTAAAGAAGCAGGATTTGAGATTTGGTGTGATCCACGGATTCGTGTTGGACATGAAAAAACTCGTGTAATCTAATGACTTTTAATATCTTATACAAAGGACGTAAGATATATCAAAACCTCAGTCATGAAGAATGCACTGAGGTTCTTGACGAACTCTCCTCAAAGTACTATACTGATGAGGAATTTGATGTTGAACAACTTGAACTGGAGGAAATCTAATGGCTAAAGGTGGATCAAATAAAACTATTTTCGAACCAGGGGCACCTAAAAAGACTCGTCAAGGGCGTAGTCCTCGCACACTACTCTCTGCAACCTCTCGTAATGGTCGAAAGAAGAAGTATCGTGGTCAGGGTAAATAGTTAAAGTTAAATAAAAGTTCTTCATGGCAGCACTAATTTGCAATTTACCATCCATTGAAGTATGGGTGCGTAAAGAATATCTAACTGATCATCAAAGTGGCCATGGTGAATTTGTAAAGGGCGTCTGGGTGTCGTGTAAATCGATACCTGGACGTGCTTTTTATTTTGAGACATACTTACCAGAGTATGCTGCAATGTACGATAAGCTGCCCATCAGTGCCTTTGTAGCACGTCCCGAGACACCTACACCTGATATGAACCTACCCAACCTACAATTCTGGAATTGTATGGATTATGGTGTAGTATCAATTCATAAACAATTCATTGGAAGTATGGACTTTGAGTGCTATACACGAGATCATGGCACTCAAAAAGGCACTTATATTTGTACCATTGACAATTATCATCAAGATTGTGATGTCATTGATTATGCAACTAGTGAAAATCCTGCTGAACATAAGTCACACAACCTTATTGAACTTGACAATGGTCAGTATGCACTATATCCCAACAATAGATTACGTATTTTTGACAATAGTTTGACTCCTGTTGAACCAAAAATGCCTGATTTTAAGGTGTCAACTAGGATTTATGAGGTAGANTGTGGTTTTGATCGTCTTGGAATGGGTNGNGANGACGAATATTTCTGGAAAACTGCTAAAGAACGGGATAGCAACCCCGNAAAAAGTTCTGTTCAACCCCTAAAAGAGGAGAAAACAGATGGCAAACAACCCGAATCCGGACAGGAATACTGATTATATGCACGAAATGTGGGGTACAACACATTTAATTACTGATTATGGAGTCAATCCTCAGAAAAAAATGCTTCGTGAAATTGCAAATGATGATATGACACCTAAAAAACACGATTTTGCTCAACAAAACGAACTTCATTCAAGAATTCGCAATGATGAGGATTATGATGACTGGGAGTATGGAACTGAACCTCTTTATGAATTCCAAAAACCCGAATAAATAAGATAGATTTATTCATTTTTATGCCTGTAGAACGGCTAAGTAAAGATTTTAAAGACCTGAGCATGTCTTTTCAGGTCAATCCAATCAATTATGATCTAATTGCTCTCAAAAATGAGAATGCAATTGCTCGTTCTATTCGCAATTTGGTTCTTACTTACCCCGGTGAAAGATTTTTTAATGAAAATTTAGGGTCTAAAGTAAGTCGTTCTTTGTTTGAGAACATTGATGAGGTATCTGCATCAGTGATTAAAGACGAAATTGAGAGTACAATCAATAATTATGAACCTAGAGTTGATTTGATTGATGTAATTGTCGATCCTGACTATGACAATAACAACTTTAACGTGACTGTTAATTACTATATTATTGGAATTGATGTTCTTCCACAACAGTTATCATTCGCATTACAGCCAACACGATAATGGCATTAGTAAATTTCACCAACCTGGATTTCGATCAGATAAAAACTTCGATTAGAGATTATCTCAGATCGAATTCTAATTTTACTGATTACGACTTTGAAGGATCCAATCTTTCAACGTTAATTGATGTTCTTGCATATAACACATATATTTCCTCATACAATGCTAACATGGTTAGTAATGAGGTCTTTATTGATAGTGCTACATTAAGAGAAAATGTAGTTTCTTTAGCAAGAAATATTGGTTACGTTCCAAGATCAAGAACTGCATCTAGAGCTATTATATCATTTTTCGTAGACACTACGGGATTTTCAACAAATCCAATTACATTAACGATTAAAAAGGGAACAGTTTGTACATCATCTTCATCTTTTGGTGCTGAAAGTTATACTTTTGCAATACCACAAGATGTAACGACACCGGTTGTTAACGGGATTGCATCATTCGATAATGTAGAAGTTTATGAGGGAACTTTTTTAACATCAAACTTTACAGTTCAGGCGGAAAATCCAGCACCACCACAAAGATATATTTTAGAAAATGCAAATATAGATACCTCCACAATTTCAGTAACCGTAAGAGATACTCAATCTAGCACCTCTTCAANAAAATTCATTTTATCTGATAGTTTGTTTGAAGTTATTTCAACATCAAGAGTTTTCTTCATTCAAGAAATAGAAGATCAAAGATATGAGTTAATTTTTGGTGATGGTATATTTGGTGAAAAACTACAATCTCAAAATTTTATTGAAACCTCTTACATTTCTACCAATGGAGAACTTGGAAATGGAATTTCTTCATTTACTTTTAATGGAAGAATAGTAGATAACAATAACAATCTAGTTTCGAATGGAATTTCTCTAATCACGACTGTTTCTCCATCTCAAGGTGGAAATGAGATAGAATCTATCAGTTCGATTAAAAATTATGCACCTAGAATATATTCATCATATAACAGGGCGGTGACTGCAGCAGATTATGAAGCATTGATTCCAAAAATTTATCCAGAAACTCAATCAGTTTCAGTATTTGGTGGAGAAGATTTAACACCTCCACAATATGGTAAAGTTTTTATCACAATAAAACCATTTTATGGACCTTTTGTTCCAAACTCAATAAAAGATAATTTAAAAAATAAGTTAAGAAGATATAGTGTTGCTGGAATTGTACCAGAAATCCTAGATTTGAAGTATCTTTATATTGAATGTGACTCTACTGTATATTATAACACAAATCTTGCTCCAAATTCTGATTTTGTAAAAACAATTGTTTCAAATAATATTAATAACTATGCAAATTCTACAGAATTAAATAAGTATGGATCTAGATTTAAGTATAGTAAATATCAAGCAATTATTGATAATAGCCATGAGTCTGTGACCTCAAACATTACAAAAATTCAAATGAGAAGAGACTTGAGAGCAAGTCTTAATCAATTTGCAAACTATGAAATTTGTTTTGGTAACGAGTTTCACATTAAAAACATAAATGGATACAATATAAAGTCATCAGGATTTAAAGTTTCTGGTATTGCTGATACTTTATACATGTCAGATATACCAAATCAAGATGAAAAAACTGGAGAGATATTTTTCTTTAAGTTAGACTCTCCAACTCAACCAGCAATAGTAAGAAGATCTGTAGGAACTATTGATTATGAAAAGGGTGAAATTTTACTTAACTCGGTAAACTTTATTTCTACATTAAAAAATGTCCAAGGACAATCAATCATTGAAATTGCAGTGATTCCAAAGTCTAATGACATCATTGGATTACAGGATTTATATTTACAACTAGATATTAATAAGAGTACATTAAATATGTTATCGGATGATGTTTCCTCTGGAGCAGATCCATCAGGAACTACATACACGACTACTTCAAGTTACACAAACGGGAACCTAGTAAGACTGTAAGAAATGGTAGATACACGAATCAAAATTAGTTCAATCGTTGCAAACCAACTTCCAGGGTTTGTAAAAGAAGAATTCCCCTTAGTTGGAGAGTTCTTATCACAATACTATCTTTCTTTAGAAGGTCAAGGATCTACTTTAGATATTCTACAAAATATTGATCAGTATATAAAAGTTGATAGTTTAACCAATTTAACTGATTCCACAACTCTTTCTAGTGATGTTGATTTTGTAGACGAAACAATTACAGTAACATCTACATATGGATTCCCACAATCTTATGGATTGATTCAAATTGATTCTGAAATCATTACATACACTGGCATCACCACAAATTCATTTACTGGATGTGTAAGGGGATTTAGTGGAATTACTTCTTACAGGGGATTAAACACGCCAGATGAACTTGTATTTTCTCAATCTGGCATTTCTACACATTCATCAGGATCTACAGTCAATAACTTAAGTGTTATTTTCTTAAAAGAATTTTTAAATAAAGTAAAAAAACAAGTAACTCCAGGATTTGAAGATAGATCATTATATTCTGG